ACACCCGAAGCAGCTATAACGTAAACACTCGCGATATCAGTAATAAGGGTGGCTGCTTTATCAAAACCTAACACAGAAGCAAGTAAAATAATAAAAGGATAAATCAACATACCCATCAACGCCATGCCTGTAAATCTACGTTCAGCGTTGCGTTTAAGATCATGATCTGCGATTTCAAGCCGACGGTCTTCTAAAGCAAGTCGGTTCCACTCATTCCTATCAATACTACCGTTTTTATCTGCGTCAGCTTTATCAAACTCGGTCATGACATATAAGCTCGCCCATAACCTTTAATAGCTTTGCCTACCCCTTGAGGTTTACCTCTAGGTTTTTTGTTTGTAGGAGTCACGAGTTCCTCTTTATCGATGATACCACCGTCACGTTTTTTAACCAACTTAGGCATAGGGATACCAAATATCTTTTCAAATTGGTCAGGGAATTCTCTAGCAATATCAGAAGCTGCTTCTTCATTGCCATCTTCAGCTAATTGTACGAGCTGCTTTAACCGTTTATCCATTTATTTTACTCCTCTAAATTTTATCCCAGCAAACGCAGCACCACCACCACGACTAATCCTGTCAGTATCGGCTGAAGGATAGGCACTCCCCATAAACTCAGGTTGCCCACCGTGGTACAAACCTTGACGGTTGCTGCCCCCAGATCCTCTATCAGAATTTTTACTCTCGCCAATAATAATCGCGACATGAAGAGCTCCTTTTTCTTTTGGTTTCTTTTTCTTAGCAGCCATAATACTAGCCCCTTGTCCGACTTTGTTTCTGTAAAGCAATACGAGCTCGCATCTGAGCTATATCTTCTGTACTGTCAATGCGGTCTTGCCCTAACTGGAAAGTTTGTTGAGCTCGCTGTTGATCTAACGCAAGCTTTTGTTGGTCACTTTCTTGATCAGCAGCCATTTCTTGTTGACGTAACTGCAACTCTTGTTCTTTTATGCGTACAAGAGGATCATCTTCTTCCGCAGGGGGTTGTGCCTGTTGGTACTCAGTAATTAATTGTGCCTGTATTTGAGCAATCATCTTAGCATGTTCCTCAGGCGGTTGTTGCTGTGCCTGTGGATCTTGTGCCATTTGCTGATCGTGTTGAACTTGAGCCTTCAAACCTAAATGTTCATAGATATGTTTCTCTAACGTCATCAAAAGAGGTGCTTGCATCTGGGCAATCTTACTATTCATGTACGCTGAGTGTACCGCAATATGAGCATCATGGTCTTGGTCGGGGAAAGCCTTCATTTGACCCTGTCCTGCTGCTGCTTTACTTGCCTCTTGATTCTCCATTGACGGATCTAAAGGCTGTGGCTGCGGTTCTGGGTTTAAAATCTGCTCAATATTATTGACCCCTAATGCCTCATAAACACGCTTATATGACTCATATAAGTTGTGTAATTCAGGGGCTGCTTGGGCTAATTTCAACTGTTCTTGTGCCAAAACCACCCTTTGTGACATACTAAAGATGTTTGGGTCACTTACAGGGAGGATATCTACCCTGCTATCAAAATCTTGGGCTTTTATCTGCCCATCTACACCCACATTATAAGGGTAAGGGGTAGGATCTTCAGCAAATAGCCGTCCTAGCATCCTTAACTCTGATTTCATAGACGAATGTAGCCGTTTATGTACCGCACTCACAATTCTTGAGCCACGTTCCAACAAAGCAATGGTTGTACCGACAGGTGCTTCTTGATTACCCTGCCCCATACCCATATCAGTTGTCCCAATAAAGCGTTGGGCTGCTTCTACTACAAAACCCATCAACTGAAACAACGTTCCAGAGGGCTCTTTATAAGGTAACGGCATTAAAGAAGCTTTTAAATCACCTCCAGGAACATCTACATCCCTAAACTCTCCAGGAGATAGTGGGTTTGCCTCATCTGCAATCCGTAAACCTCTCGCTTTAAATCCAGCAGGCATATTACTCAAGGTACCTGCGTCAATTAACTGTCGTAAATTAGCTGTAGCGGTACGGGATAAGTTTCCAAGCAAGTGAATCAAGCCAAAACCATAAAAACCTAGTCCTGGAGTAAACTTATACTGCACAAAATGAGGTATTTTATCTTTTCTTGGGCTTTCAGGGCTATAATTACGCCTAATACTCAGCACTTCGCTTGTATCAAAGCAAACAGTTACAATGTATGGGAGCTTTATACCTGTATCTTCACCTGTTGCATCAACATCTGGGTATTCATCGAGATCCAAAAAGCAATGGCACTCATACAAAGTAAACTGTTCATCAGTTCCTGTAGGAGATCTGCCTTCAATATCATCATAAGCATCAGTAATAGAATCACTGTTGTCTGGGCTACCACCCTCTTTATCCATATCAAGGTAAAAACCCGATACCTGCATCTTGCGTAACTCATTTTCAGACATCTTAATAACATGAGTTACACGTTCTGCCGTTTTTATATCGGTAGCAGCGTAAGGTACAATAACATCTTCCGCAGGGATAAACTTACTTACTGGTCGCCCTAACGATTCATCACGGTATACTTTCTTAAAAGCACTACCTGCCAAACCAAGATAATATAACATCTGGTCAAACTCTGGCTCGTACTCTTCCATTTCGTACATGATTTGGTAATTCATGAATTCTTGGACACGTTTAGCTTGCTGCTCTATCTCAGGAGTAGGGGTTCCCACAATATTGGCACGGACGGGTCCTGAACTGGGCAACATCTCTTTATAAGCTTGGGCTTGAAACTGCGTAACAGCCTCATTCATTAACGGGTGGATAACACCTGTAGCACCTTCAAAAGGCTCAGTCCGAGCTTCATACCGCATACCGAGTAAATCCAAACCCTTGATATACGTATCTTCCCAATCATCACGGCTATTACGGTCTTCTTCTACAGAATCCAACACATAACTTGCCACACCTGTTAAAGTTTCATCAGAAACCATCGGGGCTAAATTATCGAAAAAGTTTTCTGGCTCACCGCCAAAGATTTCTTCATCTTCGCCAAAAGTTATTTCAGCACCTTCATCATTCTCTACAATTTCCACATTTAGAAAATCATCTTCTTGTTGAGCAAGATCAACTTCTTCCGAACTTAAAAAATCATTGGGGGCTTGCACTAATGCTCTATCAATATTGCTCGGGCGTGGGGTTTGTGCCATTAGTAATAATTCCTTATCCTAGGACCTGTATCCTCTTCCTCATAATCTTCTGGGTGTTGGATAAAGCCTCCCTCTCTAAATCTGCGTAAAGCCTGTGTAACCGTATCAACATAGTCATCGTGCTCCCCTGCAGGAAAAGCAGCACACTCTTCAACAACTTCTTCTGCCCATCGAGTATCTGGAGCCCATACTAACCCACTTTCAAGTAAAGGTGCAACTGAATTCACACGAGTGAACTTATCATTTCCTCTACTAGGGCTGTAATTCTGCACTGGTATCCCCATATTTCTAAGCTCTTGGGTCAACGGCATCCCCGAAGCTTTCGCCTCAATTATCACACACTCAGGATCCCAATACTTATACTCTTCTAACGCTCGCTTACGCAAATCAGGGAAATCCCATCTTCCACGTTGGGCATCTACAAGAATAATGTTTGGTGGTCCTCCTTCTTTAGGGTAAAAAACACCCCACGTTGTTATCGCACTATAATCAGCCGATGTCTTCTTACTATACGCAGTATCATAACTCTGCATAATATACTCTAATGGGGGCAACTCCTTTTTCTCCCAACGCTGCCACCACTCTCGCTTTAATATAGCAGACTGTTCACTCGTCGGGTTCTGCTGCCACTGAGCTTCCCACTTACCTACCGATAAACTTCCCTTGACAGAAAGTAAATCCTCTTTCTTCCAATACTCACCCCACAACGGTTCATCAGTCTCTGGCATCAAAGCAGGGAACTCAACAACTTCCCACTTATCAGCAAGAACATCTCGTGCCTGTTGCTTCAACAACTTACCCGTTAAATCATTTTCTGCCCATCGGGTCATAATAATCACAATAGACCCTCCAGGTTGAAGCCTTTGTCGTGGTCCTGACGTATACCACTCATAAGCATGCTCCATAGCCGTAGGGCTTAACGCATCTTGCTCACTGTGGGGGTCATCAATAATTAACAAATCCGCACCACGTCCAGTAACCGCACCGCCAACTCCCGCAGCAAAATACTCACCGCCCTTAGAAGTCTCCCAACGTCCCGCTGCCTGACTATCCGCTCGCAACTCTACATCAAATATCTTGCGGTATTCCTCAGAGTTCATTAAATTACGGGTCTTACGTCCAAATCTAAAAGCCAACTCCGCAGTGTGCGTAGTCTGCATAATCTTTAAATTAGGCTTACGTCCCATCAACCACGCAGGTAATAAATAACTGCCGAATTCGGATTTCGTGTGCCGTGGTGGCATGTTCACAATTAATCGTTTCAACTCTCCACGAGCCAAACGGTTAAACTTCTCAGCCATTATCTTATGGTGGCGTCCATTTATAAAATCTTCCCAAACCGTTTTCGTAAAAACCATGAAATCATCACGGGCTAACTCCGACTGTTTGATCTCCTTAGCTCGGTCCAACAACGTCGCAAACTTTTTCAAATGCTCTTCTGGCACAGTCGTAAGGTCAATATTCATAATTTTTAAAATACATCGAAAATTTTGAAAGGGCAATGAACCTATAATCAATACACAGTATAGGGGGGCGACGGTCTAGGCTTTCCATCGAGTAAAGTTCACTATCCATGATAAAATGTTTTTGGATCTCGAAGAAATGGCTAAAACTTGGTTATACCTGACGGCACAACCACCTTCTTCGTCTCAGGGGGGTGGCGGTGGGTGGGGTAGGCAATGGTGGTTAGTGGGTGGCTAGGGGTACCTTATACCCCTAGCCGTTGCCGTTAGGCTGTAGCCTTGGCT